GGTATGTTTTTAACCATTTAATATAGGTACGTATTTTAATTTGCGTAGATAAGACCAGCCATACCATTTTCAATACGAAGTATATTGTAGTTGACTGCGTATATAGGATCACTAATGATCATGGTTTGACTGACTACCTTTGCAGAATCTAATCGACTAAAATTGAGTGTTCCTGTCGGCTGGAGCGAACTCGTCGATAAACAAAAACAGTATAAGAAAAAATCAGGTGAAGTGACAAAGTTTGTGTGGTAATAGTTCATAACGTCTATGAAATGTGGTTTGGCCCATTTGAAATTACCAATATCTAAACCGTTTATTTCAATTTTAATTTTATTGGTTGTAGACGTTAAAGCACCTTCGGTTGTTGTATCCGAAGATGCGAGGTACTTAACTGGGTGATTAAATGTCAATTCCTGCGAAAGTTCATTTGAAGGAATACTTTTTTGAACCTGTGTAATAATTAAATTATGGTTACGCGAAACAAGGTTACCGCGTTCTTCGTTATCGAGGTAATAATAGTTTGAATAACACTCGAAATTATAGTTACCCGCATTTGGTCCCCAATGTATACGTAATTCGACGTTATGGTAATGTAAAGCGACTATGGGTAAAGCACACTGTGCACCCTCACAAAAGAAGAATCTAAATGGATAGAAATAGGAACGTGCACTTATACCGGGGTGTGTACCATTCGCACTTTTTGAAACGTTTGTTGCAAACGTATCGATTGCTATTTTTTCGGTGAAAATGGCATCTTGTGTATCTATGACCTGACCACCAATGAGAAGCTCAACTTTGTCTATAAGCGTGTCCCACCTTTGAATATCAAGTGCCTGTGTATTATTATCAATTGTTAGGTATGTATACCCTAACATATCACCTGTTCGATCAAAACGAATAGATGACATAGAATTCGCTTTCACATCCCCCTGAATAGTTTGTTTTTCAACGGATTGTGAAAAGTTAGAATGTCGTTTAAACGTTGACGTAAAAAAAGATATTTCTGGTTCGCCCATAATGTATTCGTCTTGAGCACCAATTGCTATAAGTTGAACAATACCAGATGACATTTATAATAAGAAAAGGTTAAAAATATGCGTTATTTACTACCCCCCTGGAATGGTAAATTTTTTTGTTTACATATAAATCTAAAAATAAAAAAGTTATCGTCGGTACCCGATATAGTAATACCGTCTTGATTTAATAAACTAATTGTTAATCTATCTATTTTTCGTATAGGTGTCGAATATTGTTGTACGACTGGGTAATTGTCTTTGAAAATAATCTCCGAAGCTGCACCATTTCCACTAATCAAACTCCCAAACGAATTATTTACTTTTGATAAAGATGGTTGACCTTCGTACCCATAAATATTTGATGTTCGTTGTGTATAATTTGTATTGAGTTCGTTTATAGATATGTAACATACATTTGAACCCGTTGTTGTAATTTGTGCAGCGTTAAGTCTTACCTGAACGATATTTTCAAGTGTTTGCTGAAGATGTACAGTAAATGTATTTTTACTTGCTTGACCTATAGTGTCAACGGTAATCGTATGATACTCATATTCGAAATCGGGTAAAGTGGATTGACTCGTCACTAAAGCCATTTATATATACTGGAGATTTTACTTCATCTTATACCCCGCTTGTTCTCGAACAAGTTTTTGGCCGTCACATACACCACCTTTACTGTCGGAGTAGTAGGCATTACCCAAACATTCTTCGGTCGATGGGATATCGAAGAGCGAACCCGTATTGACGGTTTCGATTTCGACATCTTTACCCTGGTATCCGCTGGTACGTAACATTGCGAGAACACACAATACTGCGATGATGATGACGATAGCTTTGATCGTGTTTCTGTTGGTGGCGTTAAGTTTCATTTATATTGAAACAACATTTTTTATAAAGTGCGTTAAAGAGATTAGAATAGTTTCAATATAAAGAGTAATAGTAATGGACGGTGAAATTATTCTTGATCGTAAAAATACGAATGTCATGAAACTTGATGATAGTGAACAGGCCCTGATGAACGAAATTGAAATTGATGTTCCTCGACGTCAGCCTGTAAAAAAACAAATTTCTCAAATGAAAACACAATTTACAGCGCCTCAACCTCAAGTTTTCCAGGAAGATATTGATTCGTTTGCGAACCCAAATAAACAAGCGCAACCATCTGCGCCTCCACCAGAAGCACCCGTTGATTACCACGAATACGACGACGAACCCGATATGGACTACGGGGGTGGAGGTGGATATATGATGGAGGAAGAGGAAGAAAAACCATCACCAGGTTTTAAGACGGTTGACGAAGAGAAAGCGGATCTTGTGAACAAACTTGGGCGATTGGAAAAAAAGGGATTTACTGTGAACAAGCGTTTGAATGCTTATTCCCCTATAGACGAACTTAGAAACGAAGTAAAACGAATAACATATAGTATAGATGTAGACAAATCAATTAAGTTTTCGAGACGTATGCTTATTGCGTGTACGACAGGCCTTGAGTTTATGAATAAGAAGTATAACCCATTCGAGATTCAACTTGACGGGTGGTCTGAAAACGTTATGGAAAACGTCGACGATTATGATGAAGTTTTCGAGGAATTATACGTGAAGTATAGATCTAAAATGCACGTCGCCCCAGAAATCAAATTGATTATGATGCTTGGTGGTTCGGCTATGATGTTCCATTTGACCAATAGTATGTTTAAATCGGTCATGCCAAACATGAATGATGTGATTAAACAAAACCCAGGACTGGTTCAAAATATGATGACAGCGGTACAGAACACGGTTCCAAAATCTCAGCAACAACAAACTCCTGAAACCGGTGAACGACACGAAATGCAGGGACCAGGGTTTGACATTTCGAGTCTCATGGGTAACATTATGATGCCACCAACACCACCCATGAACACAACAAATATCCAGGCACAAACAAATGTAAACGATGACGACGATGACGATGACGTTTCCGATATTGCGGAGGCACCAGCTATGGGTGAAGAAGATGGTGAAGACGGCGACGTTCGTGAAGTTAAAGTTACTCAGACCAAAGCTAAACGTGGTCGAAAGAAAAAATCGGTCGAAATTAATTTGTAAAATATAGTATATGATAGGGTATTGTCCATTAGACGAAGATCCTATTGAAAGACCGAGACCTTCACGAGAAGTATCAGTCCCAGTCCAGGAGAAAGTTAAAAATTCTACTGGTAGAGGAGAAGATACGGAGTGTAATTACGTTGTTTTGTTCTTTATTGCGGGTGTTATTGCCCTCGCGATAATGGATTCACTTCCACGAAAGTAAAGTAAAAAAACTTTCTACCATTCTGACATTTTCCAGCATGGTAAATTAAATACGTTTTACGAAAATGGGTTCATAATAGTTAATATTGTTTTGTATTCGTTCGATATGTTTTTTCGATGGAACTTCACGTTCTATTAAATATAAATCTGTAGCCAGTTCTTTGGATGTAATTATATTTTGTTCGCGTCGTAATGTTTTATTGTTCACTATAGTGTCTGTAAATACTGATATTATTTTACAATTCATATTACCATTTTCTATATAATCATCGGGTGAATACCAAAAAGTACCATCTTCTTTATACGGTATATAACATTTCATATCAATGAATAAATCTAGGTCGTGACCAATTTGCATAGCATATATCATAAAATCGCGTATTTTTAATAATTTATCTATATCATTTTCGGATAATAATGGATCACTGAGTATGATGTCTATGTCCCATGTTTCTTCTTGATTTTCGATAAATTTACCACATACATACATGTTTGTATCTACGGGTGTACTATACTTATTCAATTCTGTTAACCATATATTGTACATATCTTGTGTGGGTCTTTTCCATGGTTTATCTGTGTATATAGGACCTCTTTTACACGTTTCTATCTTTTTACCAAGACTATATGGTACATTTGTCATTATATTATATTATATTATATAAATAAATGTCTGTTGGTTCTTCACCAGATTTATATAATATATTAAACACTATACTTCAAGATACAGAACCTCATAGCATGTCTGAGTTATATAGTATATCTTTTACAGATGGAAGTTCAACACCTTCATCTGGTGAAATTAGTTTGAGTAGTTTTGTGAATAAAACTATTAACACTGATGGTGCTGGTGATGGCGGAGGTAGTTAATTTCTTTTTCAAGTGTTTTTATTTTCGAGTTAAGTTCTTTTATAGCTTCTACAAATATACCTGCCATGTTCCCATACGCTATACCATACCCTAATTCTTCTGAACCAGATACAGCTTCCGGTAACACTTCGAGTAATTCCTGAGCAACTAAACCCGTGTATGCTATACCATCTTTTTCATATGTATACCCATTTATTTTTTCTATTTT